AAAGGACGTGCAGTGAAAGACGAGCAGACACCACCCAATACTGGAAATAACCACGTGCTCTCAGCAGTCACTGTGTGTTTCGTTCCGCGGGCGGTCGCAGCGAATACTCTGAGGAATCTGGAGCTGGTCGGCACGACCTGCAAATATGGTGACAAGGAATTCCGTCGAATAGAGAGGTTGAAATGCGACCTCCACTACCCTGCGGGATCGTTTGTTGCACTCGATGAGCGCGGAAATATCAGCGGCCTGCATACTTGGTCGGATATAGGACAGCTAGATTTCGCATTCAACGACTATCTGAATTTCCTGATGGATCTGCGCCGAATATACGAAAGCAAAGGGCGCATGGAGCAAAAGCTTAAAGCAATCGAGCTACTGGGGAGCGGAACAGGTCGACAAGGGCACGCTCACAGCTTTTTCATGGCGAAGCATGGTGGTGCGGAAAGCCTCTATGCGAAGTGCGCAGCACGAAAGCGATGAGCAGGATGGTGCTCAATCTACTGAGCGTCTTCGGCATAAATGCCTGCCGATATCACCGCGCTACCGACGATCAATCGCCCATAGCCTAGCGGTACCGGATTGCCCTGGGCTTGGGTGTTGACCGGGCCGTTGAAGCCGTAGCTCGGCGCATTGTCTGCTGAGTCTTGGCTACCAAGGCCTTTGGGTGTGCCGGTGATCATTTGGGCTACACCGCCCAGCGCAAGCGATATACCAACAGCGCCCACAACGCCCCATGCGGCTGCTCCGGCCCCGGCTGTTCCAAAAAGGCTTGCGCCGCCAGCAGCCAAGCCTCCGGAGAAGTAACTTGCCACTGCAATCAGAACGACTCCAATTACAGTTTGAAGACGACCAGCTTGCTTACTGCCTTGAATCACCGGCGCAATGCGAATCTCGCTGCGCCCCGGCGGATCGCCCAATTCATCCTTGCTGATGTTGCGCTTGCCATGGAATACGGCGAAGGCCATGCCTTTGTCCTTCGATTCAGCCATGAATTGGTCGAAGCCGGGAAACAGGACGCCCAGAGCCCGGCAAGCTTCCGAAACGCTATTCACTGCCAAAGTGTGCACGCGTCCGAAACGGGCGCCAAGCGTGCCGTAGAGGCGAATGGTGCGCAGGCGCTCATTGGGTGCGTAGTTGATCGAGGTCATGACTTTTCCAGCCAATTGAGGGCCGCCCGAAGGAGGATTCAAAAACTCTTCAAAGCGAACTGGGTTCACTAGCTATTTTCACGTTGTCCTAAAGATCCGGAGCGAGATGCCGAAAAAGGTGTTCCATAGAAAGGAAATCCAGCATGCTTTCTCGCGTCGTAAACACTATTTCACTGCTCACTATCCTGGGGGCAACCTCCGCAGCAGCACAACAGCCAGTCACTGAGCAATTCCCGCATATCCCAGCGATGAGCCACCAAAAAATGACCTACAACGGAAAGGTCATTTACGAAGCGGACGTCGATCAGAACGACCCAAATCCCAAGCCGTTTTTTCTCCAAGTAAGCGTTGATTCCTTTTCTGGGAACTGCGACAGCACCGTGGGCAATGTTGCAGCCTCCGCTTCAAGTAACAAAGGCACGAAGGGCAGTGAATCATCTAAATATCTAAGTTGCGTAGTGACGGATCTCTCCTCGGACGGCCAGGCGAAAGCCGATATTGTCTATGACCTCCGCAATCAGGAAGGCAACATGCATAAGTTCGGCCATATCAACGCTAACTTACAGGTAGGCAAGGAATACAAAACCGTGAACAACGGCTCGCAAGTTACTCTCCTCATGCGCACCAACTGAGTAGGCCTGCGGAAGATTTGCCAGGCGCATCGTCGCGGATTACGACGCTGACAATGCGCACTCGCACGCAACCAGTGACCTAGAAAGCTGGATCATATCGTTCTCCTACGGCGGAACCACGTCACCTCGATTGCGGCGCATCTTTATGCCTGAGAATCAGGCGCGTGGACTCAGCCCAATAGGCGCCGTATATATCGCGGCGACCGTCACGGCCATACAAGTGATGCAAGATGGATCCGGGTGCCGGGTAGTGTTCCGGCTCTGTCTTGAGGATGCCGTCCGCCAGGTACACGCCGGCATGGTTCGGCACCGGCGACCGGACCTGCATGATGATCACGTCGCCCTGCTGCAGATCGCTGACAGGCGAGAAACCCGCATCGGCGTAGTTCTCCATGTACAAGTCGCCGCCGTTACTCCACCAATCATCCTCGCGGCCGTACTGCTTGAGGCTGATGCCCAGCTCGCGCTTGTAGTAGTCGACGATCATCTGGTAACAGTCGAGCGTGCCGTGGTGGAACGATCGGCCAATGAGCGGTGCCTGATAGCCCGTTGGGGCAAAACTCACCAGTTCGCCGGCGGCCACCACCTCAGCGTCGTCTTTGCGAACCTCGATGATGTGCCACGGCAGGCCGCTGGCTTCGCAGGCGACACGGTCAGCCTCGCTGGGTTGCGGCGAATGATCGGGGTGGCTGTGTACGACGGCCAGCACCGTGCCGCGATCCTCGGCGGCAGCGTAATCCTCTGGTGCGATCCGGAAGTGTTCGCTGGCCGACGCGGCCACGTTAAAACATGGCACGTACGTCTGCGCCCGCCCTTCCCTAATGATCAGGCCGCACGCCTCGGACGGATAGCGCGCAACGGCCTGCCGCTGAATCTGCTCGAGCGTTGATTTGGTGATCTTCATCAAACTCTCCCGGCCGATGGAAACGAACCGAAGCGCAACTGCCCGGTCTCACCGAATCGAAACTTGCAGCCCTTGAGCGTGCCGCTGCACATGTCGCTGGCCGCGTCAGTAGTGATGATGTCGTCGTCGGTCGCCACCGGCCCGCCGGTATAACCGCAGTACGGCCCCCGGTAGCCTCCAATCGACAGCCACTGGCAGCAGTTCGCGACGATCTGGCGCGCTGGCAGCTGCTTGTTGTTGAGGTTGATCGGCGAGGCCAGGGAGAACTCGACCTTCGTCTTGTCCTCGCCCAGTTTCTGCTCGATGTACCAGATGTCAGGAGAAAACTCCTCGTCGGGATCTGCATCAGCGTTCCCACCCGGGAAGTTGACTGCGTCGAGGTATCTTCCCAGCGTCCGGCGACGGGTTAGTTTCGTTCCGATCAGGTCCTCAAAGCCCAGGCAAAGGGCGCTGATGAAGCCGGTGACGTTCCCCACCAGCAGCGACGGGTTAGGTTGCTGCGCATCGGCGGTGATCTCAAAGCCAGAAGCCTGGATCGGCCAAGGCGAGTACTCCAAGCCCTGCCACCAGATCGACCCCAGCTGGTTGTAACCGTGAAACCTATACAGCTCGGCGCCCACAAGCGTGGCGTCCAGCTCGAAGAGCTCCACGCGCTCTCCCGGCTCCAGCGTCTGGATGTCGGCATTAATGCCCATGGGTTACCTCAGGGTTGGAATGACTGGTCGAAGGTGGCAGACACGACCCACTGGCCGCCGCCAAGGTCAGTCGCTGAATACTCGGCGCATCGGAACAGCACCTGATCACCGAACGGCGGCTTCCAGTAGAACGATTGATAGCCCTTTTTCGCCCTCAGGAAGGCCATGATCTGATCAGCCCGGGCTTTGTTGCCGGTGAGGGTCAGCGGCCATGATTGCGACTCGTTGTTGATGCCGTCGGCGACCACCTGCTCGTATCCATCGCCGAACTTCGCTGACTTCGTCCGACTGCTGAACTTGCCGGTGGGCTTTGCATCAGGCGTCCACGTGAATGTTTCCGGCATCATCGCCTCCCGTTGATGGCTTGTCGGATGTTGCCCTGTGACGAAAGCGACTTCGCCTCAAGCTCACGGTATTTCTGGGCCGCGATTTCACCGATCTGTTTGCCGAAGGCTTCCAGGCCCGTCGTGTCCGAGCCGACCTGCGAGGAACCGTCGCTCGCGATGCTGATGTAGACGTTCGGGGCAACGCCCGCCGCGCCAGTACCAGCGGCAACGGATGCGCGACCAGATCCCAGCGGCGTGACACTGCCCCCGTCCGCCCCCGTCATCAGGTAGGACTTCCCGCCCTGACTGAAGAGTTCAGGACCCAACTCGTTCACCTGGTACAGCGAGTTCGGCGCAACATCACCGCCGGTAGCGCGCTGACCAGCTACATAATCCTGAAACTCCGATCCGGTGTAGTCGGATTGGGATGATCCTGCGGTGCCGCTGCCGCCGAAATACGAGCCAGCGGCGGATGACACCAATCCAAAGGCTGAGCTGAAGATGCCCGCCGTCGCCTTGCGCGCCGCAATACGTGCCAGATCAGAGATCACAGACTTCGTGAAGTCGGAAAAAGACAGCTTCCCGGTCAACGCGAAATTGACGACGGCATCCTCCATGCTGCTGAAGGCGTTGGTGAACAGGCTTTTCGTCTGCCCGGCAATGTCCTTGGCGCTGTCGAGGTAGTTTTCCCAAGCGGAGGTTGCTCCGTTGGTCCAGTCACCCTGAGCGGTCTGCACATCCGCGTAGTTCCGCCGGATCTGGTCGGTTGCCTTCTTATTGGCGTCGGCCAGAGCCTGGGACTTCTTGGCGAACTCCTCTTCGGACATGTTGCGCGACGGATCAGACTTCTGATTCTCCAGGTCCAGCGACTGCTGAGCAAACCGATCCTGCTGGCTGTTCAGCTGAGCATCGAGTGCGTTCTGCCGATCGCCGCGGCCCACACCCAGCACCGCGCGCTGCCCGGCAAGTTCAAGCGCCCTCTGTTGCTGATCCAGCGCCTGCACGTACTGCGTGATTGACCGAGTCTGCTTGTCGATCCGGCCTTTTTCGTTGTTGGCCAGAACCTCCAGCTGGCTGTCAGCGTCTTTTTGCGCCTTGACCATACTGGTCCGGGCGTCAGCTATTTTCTGATCCAGCTGAATCCGTTGCTGCGCCGTGGTAGAGGACTTGTCGCGGACCGACTCAAGCGCCGAGATTTCCGCTTCATATGCTGCGGTGAGGTCGCCCTTCTCCTGCTCAACGATCGCGACGCGCTGGCTGCTGTACGACTCCGCCGACACCAGCCGGGCCTTCTGCGCCGAATCCAGCTCCTTTTCGAGGTTCTGGTAGTACCCGGTGATCGACTTGAGATTGTTCTGAGCGTCATTAAAGCCAGTCAGGTCAAGCTGATTGGCCGGCCCTTTCGGATCTTTGTATTTATCCTTGATGTTCGCCAATGCCTTGGCGACGGTTGCTGGCTGAACTTCAACGGCATCGGGATTCGCAGCACGAATTTTCTCGACGTTGCGCAGATACTCAGCCGATTCCTTGGTGCGCTTCTGCTCTGCTGTCAGAGTCGACTCGGTGATGCCCTTGACCTTGATCGAGGCCTCGATTGCTTCACCTTGAATCCGAGCTCGCTCGCCGATGTACTTGTTGAGGGCTGACTCTCCTTCCTTGCGCAGCTCCAGCAAGTTGATTTGAGCCTGGATGTCTGCTCTATCCTTTTGGCTGACCGCGCCGGCGTTCATCCTCAGGCCGCCGACATCGAAGGCATCAGAGCCTGTCAGGCTGGATTTCAGATCGGCAATCTGCTGGTCAAGCGTTTTCTCTCGGCCGATGTTGTTCAGCCCGTCGACGGCTCCCGCCGCTGCATCCTTGACTCCCTTCCACGCCCGTTCCCACAGGCCCAGGTTGTCCGTGACCTGTTTTGATCTCGCCTGGACGGTGTCGGCGTAGGTCTTCGTCAGGAGGTCAGCGGCGCCAACGACATCGCCCTGCTCTTTGAGCGCGACAATCTGCGCATACACCGAAGCCGTCAGAAAGTGATACTGGTCGTTCAGCTCCTTGGCCGCAGAAACCGGGTCTTTGGCGATCTTCGCGAACTCAGCGATGGTCGCATCGATTGATTTGCCGGTCGCGTCCTCCATCAAGGAGGCAGCCTCGGCGATTGCCTGAAAGCTCTCTCCGGCAATGGACCCGCTGCCAGCAAGCTTTGCCAGCGTTTCGGCTGCTTGCCCGACGGTTCCGTTTGTCGCGCTGACCTGCTGAGCCAGATTCGCCAGCTGACCCGCAGATGTGCCGGCGTAATTTCCGGTGAGGATCAACGCCTGGTTGTACTCATCAGCCTCCTTGCTGCCCTGGCTGTAGCCGTAAATCAGGACACCAACAGCCGCAGCCGCACCCAGGACTGCAGCAGCCATCCCCAGGAAGCCCAGAGACGCGCCAGCAACCGCCGGCTGAATTGTCCCGAGCGCTTTTTTCGCATTCTCAGCTGCTTCCGCCGCGGTGTTGGAACTCTCGGCGAGATCCGAAATGCTCTCGCTCGCCTCGCCCGCGCTCTCGGCCGCTTCCTTGGAATTGGCAGCAATGCCCGCCAACGACTCGCCAAGCGCCGCCGCACCGGTCCCGCTCGAGAACAAGGATTTGAACTTCGTCTTCAGCGCATCGAATGTATTTTCGATACCGCCAAAGGAATCCTTGATCTGACTCCCCTGCTGAACCAGCACCAGCAGTGGGTTCTGACCTCCTGCAAGGCTTGTGAAAATATCCGAGAACTGAGCAGGCAGTTGGCGGAGCGCAGCGCTGGTTTGCGCCGAAGAAACTCCAGTCTTCTTGAGGCTCTCGTCGAAGCCTCCAAGCTTGTCACGAGTTCTTTCAATGTCCGCCGAATAGGCTTTGAATTGATCGGAATCGATATTGCCTGCTTTCAGATGCTGCTTCAGTTGCTCCTGTTGCTGATCAAGCCGCTCGTATGCGGCGATGGTTGGGTTGATTTTTGCAAGTAGTGCCTGGAGACCTTCAGCCTGAACGCCAGTAGCTGCCGCTGCCTGCTTGGCTGCCTGAGCGCTTTGCTGGTTCGCGCCGACCAGAGCGTCAGACTCCGCTTGAAGCCGTCTCTGTAAAGCAGCAAGACTTGCGGCAGAACTACCACTCTCATCCATTGCGCTGGTGGTGCTGGTGACGCTGGTTGTGAGGCGCTGGTAATACTCGCTGTTTTGGAGAGAAGCTTTCGCAACTTCTAACAGGCGGGCCTTGGCCTCATCGGTCGCCTGCGCAGCCCTCGCCTCAGCCGCAGCCAATTTGTCCGCGGCGTCTGCTGTCTTTTTGAAGCCTGCGGTGACATCGTCGGCGGCTTTCTCGGCCTTGACACCGGCCGCCGTGAGTTTGTCCAGATCGGTCGCGGCTTGGGCGGCATCGCCCGAATCAACCGCTATCCCCAGCTCTGCGATCGTGCCCGACATGAGTGCTCCGCTATTTCGATTCGCTCATGACGAGCAACGCCTCGGCCTCCATTACCCGAAGGTCATGGAACACCTGGTTTCTGGTTTTCTTGGGGATATTGACAAGCGACATGACGGCGGGCACGACGGCGTAGTCCAACCCCGTAGCCCCAGCCATTCCAGTGCGCCACTGGGTGCCCATGGCCTCCATGACGACGAACGCAGGCCAGTTGTCAGGAAGAACCTCGACAACGTCATCGAAGTCGGCAGCGGTCACGCCAAAGAGCGCCATCTGATCTTGCGGCATCGCAGGCTCGTGCAGAGCCTGCGACACCTCTTTCAGTTTCCCAGTCGAGCCACAGCAAAAGCGGCCTGATATGCCTTGATGATTGCGTCAGCGGCGCCGGCCGAGGTTTTGACTAGAGCGCGGATTGTCTCCGGCGACAGCTTGTCATCGAAGCTCCAACCCACGACCAGTTCGCTGACTTGCGCAACTTGGCGGTCAATATCCGCCCGGGTCAAATCTACGAGAGTGATGTCATCACCGAGATCCTTCATCCGCTCTTGGTCATCCTTGGCCGCCTTGTTCCAGCTCGCGAACAATTCCGCGAGCTCCTCGCGGTCGCGATACTTGAACTCGAATTCAACCGCCTGCAGTTTCCCGCCAACGCGCGGGATGTCCACGTCCGACTTGAACGTCGGGTTCTGGGCAATCCTGAACTTCGCCATGAATTACGCCCCGCCCGCTGCGGTGGTGTAGCGAGTCGGCTCGGCCTGCAGCGCCAGGTTCACCGTGCGTGCCATCAGGTTGTTCCGGGTGACGGTCGGCTGCTTGGAAAACGAGGTGTAGGTGCCGTAGAAGATGGTGTCGTTGCCCGGCAGGTTCATGCGTGCGGCTTGGATCTGCTTGCCGGAGTCGGCCTTCGACAGCACTGCGTTGTGCGGCAGAGCAGGATCGTCAGCAATTGTAAGCGCCATGCTCGATGCGGCTTTATCGGTGGGGATTTGCCGGCCTTGGTCGTCTTCCAGAAAGACGACGTCGGTGTAGTTCTGGTCGCCACCGGAATACACCACATCAACGACTTGCGGCACAGCAACCCAAGAGAGCACCTTCTTCAGGGTGCCTGCACCGCTACCGGCCGGGTAGAGCTGCGTATCGGTGGTGTCGATGGTTTCGAGGGTGATCGCGGTCGCTGTAGCAGCCTTCACACGCACCACGCGATTGTTGAGGCGCGACCATGCCGACGTGACCAGGACGATATCACCTGCCGACAGCGTGCCGCCGACAACGGTCGCCACAGCTTCGGAGGCATTGGAGATGGTGGCAAAAGCCAATTCGCTCGCGTAGGTCGCTCCGTGCTGGATGGTAGCGCCGTTGGGGAGTTTGTAGCCCATGGGATTTTTCCTCTTCGCAGAAATGAAGAACCCCGCACTTGGCGGGGTTCAGGGTTTGCCCAATGGGCGGGTTATGCTCGGTCGGCCCGGTACTGAAACGAAGCCGATACGGTAAGCGTAGTGTCGTCGACGATGGCGGGCCCGGGTTCAACGGGCGTCAGCACCATCACCTCGAAGTCGCCTTGCTGGAGTCGCAAGAAGGTTGGGAACAGGTCGTCGAGGTCGTCTACCAGACCCTCCGCATCACCTGTGCCGCTCCCAGCCGGAGCCACGACGCTGATCTGAAACACGCCGGTGTAGACCCGGTCCGTGCCTTCCAGCGTCTGGGTGTCGGTACCAGCGGGCAACGTGAAGGCACGCAGATAGGTCTCGTCGTCACCAGGTTCGAATGCCACGCCCTGATAAGCGATCCGCAAGCCTCGTGGAGCCGCCCAAGCCGCAAGCTGCTGCTCGTAGATGCGACGGATGATCTGATGGCTCATACCTGGTTGTTCCTGATGGCCTCCAGCACGATCTGCTGGAAGCGGGCGACAGTGATGCGGACCATGCCGCCGGGCGCCTGTTGGGAATGGCCGAACTCCAGCGGGATGGCATATGGCAGTGAGTTGGTGATGTACGCCGTGTCACCCGCCTTGAACTCGATTGCTCCGTCGACGATCCGCGCGGTAGATTTGCGCCCGCTCGGGTCGACCTCCTCCGTCGTAGTGTCGTCTGGCGAGCCGATGCTGAACATCCAGTTGCCACGGAACCGGCCACCTACGTAGTCCTTACCGGAAACCAGCCCGTTCACATTGAAGTTTTGCACCCGCTCGGCTTTGGTCAGCGGCTTGGCGTATTTCACGCCGCGCTTCAGGTTGCCACTGCGTGTGAAGTTGCTCGGCGTCAGGGAGGTGATGACATTGCGAACTTCGACATGCGCGTCGTAGGCATCGGCCTCCGCCTTGTTCTTTGCGCGATGCGCGATGTTGGCTGCCCAGATTTCTGGATTGCCCACGGGCGACATGCGGATCACGCTGCTGCCGAGTTCGATCACGATCTCTCGCAGG